CCCTTGGATCACCATGTCGGGTGCGTCACCGGACGGCTTGGCCTCCGAGGGTATGGTTGAGATCAAATGCCCCAATACCGCAACCCACTTGCAAACCCTGTTAGACCGCAAAGTTCCTGAGAAATACATCACGCAAATGATGTGGCAAATGGCCTGTGCTGACCGCCCTTGGGTGGACTTTGTTTCATTCGATCCTCGTCTTCCTGAGAGACATCAGCTATTCATCAAACGCATTAACTATGACCCCGAAATGGTTAATTTGCTTGAGAATTCAGTCATCCAGTTCTTGGGTGATGTAGACCTAAAAATCCAACAATTAGAAAGCCTGCCATGAAGAAATTTAAAAACATCGTTGTCATTACTGGCACATACAAAACCCGCGAGGGTCAGGAAAAGAAACGCTACCAAAACATTGGGTCTGTGTTTTTAGACGATAACGACAACCTCAAGATTAAGATGGATTCAATGCCGCTTGTGGACGGTGGTTGGAATGGATGGGCTAATTGCTATGACTTGGAGGAAAAGGCAAATAAACAGGAGGATAGACATGATGACATCCCTTTTTAGAGCTAGGGGGCTTGACCCCTCAACCAGCCACGCCGCCGCAGATCAATCAATAGACCTTGCTAGGCAGCACTTTGAAAAGATCGTAGAGTGCTTACGCCGCTTTGGGCCAATGGGCAAAGATGGCATTGCCGAGCTGGTGGGGCTTGACGGCAACCAAGTGGCTAGGCGCATGAAAGAGCTTGAAAAGGATGGGCGGGTGGAGCTTACAGGGCGCACCACTAAGTCCAACTCAGGCAGGTCAGAAAGAGAATGGCAATTTGTGCCAGTACAGCAGGAGTTAATTTGAGTTACCTTGTTTCATCATTACCGCCCATTAAATGCTTTGTAAAGGCTGAGTTTCTCTACAACCACACCAAAAGGCATGGCGAGCTTGTGCCTTGCGTGTGGGTCAGCCTCAAAGCTCTTAGAGGGCAAGTGTTTCGGATTGAGTCGCTGCTAACCGAATACGGCGCTTTGTACGACAAATTGCCCATCCATGCCTATGTGTGGAAAGAGGGCGCTAGTGACTTACCCATTGACATTCTTCAACTATGGGACTGCATGGGTTACCGATTCACTATTATTGAAAAGATCAGCTTGCGTAATCTTGGTGTAAAGTTTTTGGGTAAAGACAAGCAATGGCACTTTGGGACATACCTGTTTACCGTGGACTTTTGTGCTGATGGGCAAGACCTTGACACCGGCTTTACAGAGACCGCCGAGGAGCACAAGAGCTTTAACTTTATCAAACTTGAGTCAGGCCAGTTTGCTTGCCAGCCCAACAACCGATGCCTGTGGTATGACCAAAGCCTTGTACCTGTTGAGACCAAGTTTCCCGATTTCCAAGCCGCTCAGCATCTATGGTCTGTGGATGGCACACGCAAATGGAGTGCTGGGGATGATTGGTTTTACACAATAGAGGAAAAGAATGACTAAAGCACAGCAGGTTTTTGAGGCCATGATGCGATCCAAAGGCTATACCGACTTTAACCAAGTTAAAGGAAAATACACAAATCCCAGCGTTGTTATGCGTTGGAATTACTTTCTTTTAGGTTGGGAAATGCGAGGTGTGCATTGATCGCCACGGTCTTTGCTTTAGCCATTGGCGCAATCATTGGGGTTGGGACGCTAGTAATAATTGCATACATACTAGCGTATCTTGAAGACGTTGATAAAAACTAAATTTACGCTATCAAGCCGTTCAAATAGGTTGTTTTGCCTGCTATCTTAGTGGCGGTCAATTCCTGCTTTTTGAGGTTGTTGGGGTCATAACTGACATGAACCCACCCGCTGTCGGGAATGCCTGATGTATAAAATTCTAAAATCAATTGGGTGTACTCCAAGTTATCCATAATCCACTGCGCCAGCTCTGCATTGGCAACTCCAGGTATCTCAATGTCTGCCGCCATGCCCTTGCAGTGGTCTGATGTCTTGCTGCCGCCAACCGCCGCATTGGACTCAGGGCTGCGGTAAGCAGAATTCACCTTGACGCCCTTGCCGTAATGCTCACGCACAGGCTGAAGTACCTTTTCACAAAGCAGACGCAAATTCTCGGTGGCCTCTTCATCAGGCGTATTGTCAAACCCCATGCGTATAGCAGTTTCTGATTTGCACATCTCATGCAAGCTGAAATTGGCGGTTAACTGTGTCATTTTGTAGTCCTCATGGTTTCGTAGGTTTGGATGCAGGCGTTGAGCTTGCGGATGGCGGTGTCTCCCTCGGCTGTGATGGCAATAAGATCGTCAGCAGTCTTTCGGTCAAGTTCGGCTGATGCTGTTCCGCTGTGATCTCCAGCGGCAATGGTGGCATCACTGGTGGCTGATACGGCGCACTCGGGGGCTTTGACAGGAATGAACAGCCTGCGCTCGCCACTAGCAATATCAGCGCGGAGCTTGTCTTCTTTAGCCTTTGCAACATTGTTTGCCTTTCGTAATGTCTGACCATAACTTTGCGCCACTTGCGCCATTGCCTGCTCGGTCTCCCTTGCCTTGGCATTCAGCGCGGCAATCTCAACTTGCTGGCGTGTATGCTCGTCATGCTTGCCCTTGATGTATCCACCGCTAAATGATGACAGCACCGCCAAGACGATGCCAAGAATCACCCAAAGGTTAAACAAACTCATGGTGCTGGTGGCTCATTGTCATTTGCTTCAGCCTTGGCGCTTGCGTTGGCAATTGCTTTGACACCCGACCTACCAGCGACACCGCCAAGCACCCCAGTGATGAAAACCATAATGGTGCTGATCTGTTGGGTGTACACCTTATCAATTGCCGCCATGCTTCCATTCATAGGCTGCTGAACAAAACTGACTGAGTAGAGAAACATCCCCATAGAGGCCAGCAGGATGGTCACCAAGACCACGATAACAAATGCCCATACCCTGACCTCAATCTCGTCAGCATTGAGGCGATTATTTGGTTTGTATCCGACTGTTGGCATCACTTCTTCTCCTTGGGTTTAATAAGCATTTCGGGGCAAGTTCCTGCTGCTGTACAAATTGGCGGCTTACATTCGGTATTTTGCCAATTTAATGGGTCTTGGCAAGGGTAGCGGTAACGATCATCGCAGCCAGTCAACACTACCAGCAAAACCGATAAAAACCAAATTTCGTAGACATTCATTTTTCTTTATCCTTTCGCTTTTGAGCTTCTATCTCACGGCGTAATTTTTCCACTTTTTCAAGTTGCTGGTTGACTTGATGCTTTGCATCTAAGATGTCTAGATACAGCAATGCCCCCATTGGTAGGAGGAGGGCAATAAGTACGCAAGCAGCTATCCATCCCACTATGTCCTCCCCCAGCGATTGACGAACAGGAGCCACAGCCACAGGTAAAGGAGGAATGTAATAGTCCCCAACAGGTACGCTACTTTTAGCTGGAAGTTTCTTTCCTCTTCCTTGCGTTGCCATAACTCCTGCCTGTTCTTAGCTTCCAGTTTTAGCCTTGCCTGTGTTTGCTCTTCTCCAATCTTCTCTCTCATGCTGAAAACTTCTGAATACAAAGCACCCATCTCTTGCGGAGCTTGAAAAACCATGCACTCTCTTATTTGCACAACCAATCTATCCATCTCTTGCTGGGCCATCACTCGCTTAAGTGCTGACTCCATCAAGTTCTGATCAGGGTCGTAGATGTTTTTGCTCTTCTCTTCCTCTTCCCTGATGTGTGCGGCTAGTTGTTCTTGGAGTTTAAAAAATTGCGTGAGGTTAGAAACAATGTCAACCTTGACTTGAGTCTCGTCAACAGCGACATACTCAGACTTCTTAGTCTTTGCAACAGGCTTTGCAATTTGAGACTTAGATTTACCGCCAAAGAATTTACTGAAGTTACCCCAAAATCCAGTAACTTCCTTATATATCCCAGCAACCTCATCAGCAGTTCTTTTGATCTCAACAAAAGATTCTTTAGCCTGCTTGTAAAGCTCGCACCCAGCTTGGATGTTCTTAACAAGACCAGCCGCAAGGAGGCAGATGCTGATTGGATCAATTTACAGCCCCAATAGTTTTTTGATGAATTCTGCCGCTACGCCAGGCCCAAACAACACCACCACCATCACCGCATACAAAAGGTATTCAATGCGGGTCATGCGCTTGTCGCCAGCAATAAAAGACTTTTCAATAGCCTCGTACCTTTGGGCGCAAATAGCCTCATGAACAGCAAAATCTTTTTCTAAATCGCTCATGATTCATCTGCGGGAAGTGGTGTGTTGCCCTCTGCAAGCCATTTCAAATACTCAGGCGTTGTCACTAAACAAGATTCTTGTTTGCCATCAGGCCATATACGCATTACTGCATCAGCCTCTGTCTGACCAAAACGAATGTAAAGTTTCCAAATAGGGTCGTTCATAATTCACTTCCTGTACCAATAACTCTAGCTGAAGAACCAATTAAACCTGTTGCATTGCCAGCTACTAATCCAACCGCTACAGTTGCCAATAATTGAACTTGATTATCGGATGAGCCGTTAAAAGCTAATGCAGTAGTAGCTATTCCTGATGCGCCAGCGGCATAAACAGAGTATGTTCCTGTTGTAGTTATGCCAGTTACAGGTGTTCTAGGGGTTACAGGGTAAGTTAAAGGAATAATAGCTTGAGTGGCTCCAATAGCTTGGCCTGCAACCCCTATTAAAGTTCCATTCCATACAGGACAATACCGCTGGCACAAAGCCAACTCAGTCCCATAAGGTCTGTAATCAAAGCTCGTTGCTGTTGAGCCTTTTTCTAGCTGTATGCCTGTGATTTCAACCCAGTTGTTTGAGCTACCAGCATTGCCTGTATGTGCATTAACAAAGTTAATAGAAATCTCATTTGTTCCAGCAGGGACAGAAACAGTGCCAGTGTATGTCACAAATGAAGTTGTCAGAGATGTAGCTGAAACCGCATTTGTAGACGCATATCCAGTCCAACTTCCACCAGTTGAACCATTTACCCCTTGGTCAGTTCCAGTTCCAGTAACTACACCACAAGCAAGAGTTCCTGCAAAGTCAGAACCTCTACGAGCTTGAAAACTTACTGTTACAGATTGACCAGCCAAATCGTAACAGTTGTTTGATTCAATAACTTGAGTGGCAAACATATTGCCAGAATATGTACCAGCAAATTTATATAATCTTAATGCTTTTGTAAATGGGTATGTGCTAGTTGCGACTTGATACCCGTAAATTGTTCCTGAAGGTGCGCTACCTGTAGCACAAGCCCATCTGTCAACTGTATATTGGTTTGATGTTGTCAGGCTAACTGCGGCTGATGCTGTTCCTCTTTGGTCAATCACCATTGCACCATTAATAATGCGGTTTCTATAAGCAAAACCCATACCCAAACCAGCGCCGCCAATACTAGGCGCACCAGTAATTAATACAGTATCGGTGCTAGAGCTTCCAAGGGTGGGCGTTCCAATTGTTGGGGCTGTTCCCAACACAGCAGAGCCTGTACCTGTAATTGCCGCAAATCCAATATGGTCATAGTCCCAAGATGCCGCCGTTGTTCCTGTGATCAAAATACAGGTATACAGCGTAGTTACGCCAGCGGGAATTGTAGAGATTGTGTTTCCACCACTTGATTGGACTGTCAGCGTACCAGTTGAATTGTTTTCAATGGAATAGCTCATGCCCAAAGCCAGCGTGGAAGTCACAGGCAAAACAATGGTTTGAGCTAATGTTCCTGTAAAAAATTGCTGATGGTTGGATGCCGCTGTTAAGGTGGTTGTCCCACCTGCCGTAGCGGTAGTGGTGTAACCCATCTTAATGTTGTTGATCACAGGATTGGTGACTGTGACCGCGCCTGTAACGTCCAACGTGCCTGCAATATTAGCGTTTACGCCAACATAAAGATTCTTAGCTACCCCTACACCACCCGCAGTAATGATTGACCCTGTGGAGGTGCTAGAGGAGTCTGTGGTTAGGCTTGAGTTAATACCCGCCGCAAACGGTATGCGAGCCGTTGTGGTGGTTTGCCCATCCTTAGTGATAGCCGTGGACAAACCTGTTGCCAAGTCCGCTGTAAGGGCGTTAAAGGCGGTCGAGGATATAACTGTTCCCGCAACTACCGGTTGCCCCGAGGTGTTTATTTGGAATGTGCCGCTGCCGTTGTAACTCATTTCTTACCTTTCAAAGCATCAACTAATGCGTTGTATTTTGTGGATTCTTGCACCTGTTTGGATATTTCTCGTGTCTTAGCTATGTCAGCCGCAGTTTTTGCCAATGGGAAACGAATAGCCGCTAACTGATCCAAGCCACGCATAACCACACTTCCGGTATTGGAGTAATTAACAGCGCCTTGTGGTTTGACCAAAGCATCTTGCACAGTATCACGCAAATCAATCAGGTTTTCACGCCCCTTTTTGCCAAACATATAAGTCAACTTATCTTCACGATCTAGCGTGTCAATGGCAGATTTAAGCTTTGCAAACGACAGCTCACCGCTTGCATTCTTGGTTAACTGGTCTTTCAAATACTGGACAGTTTGACCTTGCAATTCAGCATAAGCCTGTTGCCCCTCAGGGCCACCCTTTTTCAGCAGCTTGGTGACTGTACGCATTTCTTCCAAACTGCCATCAAGCACCACATGGGAGAAAACATCATCCAACGCCACAGCACGGTCTGTATAGCCGCCTTTAGTGCCAAGCAATTTAGCTACGCGGTAGGTGTTCTCAAACTCGTTAGCCAGCTCTTTGCGTTGCGTTCTTGCGGCGCGGTACATATCCCCGCCTGCGCCCTCAGTCATGTCGTTAATTACGTTTTTGACTTGACGCATAAACACGCCCGATGGATCGCCAGGCTTGCCTAACTGCCCCGCAGCCTTATACAGATTTTCAACGTCATCAATGGTTACTTGCCCATTTGTAGTCGTTTTCAATGCTTCTAGCTTGGCTTTGATTGAATTGATCTCAGGCACAGAAATAGCCTCGGGCGCATTGTTAGCCAGCCATTGCTCTAAAGGCGCGGTATCGACCACTTGTTTGGTTTCACCAGCATTTCTAGCCGCTTCGTATGCTTGATTAACCTTAGCATTCTTTGCATCAAACTGCTTAACAAGCTGGGTATCAACCAAAGAACCAATCTTGCGGTAAGCGGTGGGGTCTGCATACTCAGCGCCAGTTTGATCTGCCAATTGCTCAAAACGCTTCAAAATGTCTTGCTTTTGACGCTGCTTAAACTCGGTCAGCGCTTTGGCTAAGTCAGGGTTTTCCTTAGGTAAATCAGATTCGCGCTTTAAAAGCCCAAAATCTTGTAACTGCTCGCCCTTGGTTAAAGGAATACCCTGCTGTAAGGCTCTTTCTTGGCGAATTAAAGCTTGATCTGTAGATGCCGCACCCATGCCCGTCATTTGAGGATTTTTAGGCTGTAAAAGCGCCGCCATACGTTGCTGTGTGCTTGATGCAATAGGTGCAACCATGCCCCTAACTTGCCCAACTGCGGCAGGCGTTACAGCGCTTAACGTAGCTCCAGTAGATCCCAATGTGGGCGGCAAAGCGCTTAAAACTTTGCCTATTGCGTTAACAATGTCAGGGCCGGTTTCTGTGCGTGGCTGATAAAACTGTTGGCTAGTGACTTGGGCGGCTTTTTGCCCCATTTCTTTGCCTTGTGGCGTTCCATAACCGCCATACGCTTCGCCAAACATCTTAGCCAAGGGCGTAGCTACCATTTGACCAACTTGGCCTGCAATGATCGCTGGTGTCTCAACCAGCCCCATAACGCGGTCTTGCATAGAAACAGGGGTAGGCGGTAAGGTTGTGCTACGTTCTGCGCCAGGTATCTGTGCGCTGGTTACGCCTAGTTGTTCAAAGAATTTACCTCTTGGGATGTCCGCATAGTATTTGCTATGCAAGGCATCTGCCAATGCAAGATCAGGCATATCGTTGTATTCGGGATTTTGAGCACGAAATTCAACTAAGGTTGCCATTACTTTCTCCGCAAGCCTAAAGGATCAGTACCGCCACCCATTGGGGCTTTAGATTGACCGCCCATATATCGGTCAATATAGGCTTGACCCTCTTTTGTTGTACTAATCTTCATGCCCTCAATGGCTCGCTCTCGGGCTTCTGTTTTTTGTTTAATTACTTTGTCGCCCTCGCCAATCATGGGGAAAAACTCTTTAATGGTGTTTGACACCTCAGAAGCACCAAACGATGCGCCTGAGGTTTTACGCAAGTAAGCTGTTGCAAAGGCAATTTGAGCTTGAGCAAGGCGTTGCTGATCTGCGTTAGGGCCAACCAAACTTGTGGGGTCAGTCCTAGCAATAGATTCAATTTGATCTGCAACCTTTTCGCCAACGCCCAAAGGCACTAAACCAACCAAGCTTTGCATCATTGCAGGAATGACCGCATTTTTAACTGTTCCAGCTTTCTCAAGCTCTCTCATGGTGGAATTAGCTTGTGCCATTGAACCACCAAACAAAGCCGCATTGCTTTGACCCTCAGTCATGTCTTTGTTGGCAGACATAAGTTTTTGTTTTGCAACCTCACGCTGATCCCTTGGGCTTAAGCCTGATACGTCTTGTATTTCTGCGGGCGCGGGCGCAGGGGCAGGAGCAACAGCGGGCGCTCTTGGGGCATTTAAAGGCGTGTATGCGCGACCTCTTGGCTGCACAGCAGGGGCAACAACAGGCGGCGCTCCAATAGGGGCGGCTTGTGCTATTGGGATAGCAGGCTGTGAAACAGGTTGGTTTTGTATAGCACCTAAAACGCCAGTAGTAGGTGTGGGCGCGGTGGGTATTGCCACATTTGCGCTAATGCCTTGATCAGCCAATGTTGCTTTTTTAATATTAAGATCAGCCAAGGCCACCTTAAAGTCAAAGACATTTTTAGGTGTAATGCCACCCGCTTTGTTAACTAATGAAGTGTTGACTAAGTCCACAATGGCAGGGTTTTCTTTCCAATTTTTTGGCAAAGCGCCAGCAACTTGCAAATCACCCAAAATGCCCACCAAAGGTTTGGGTACACCAGCAGCCAACAATGGATCGCTCTTTTTAAAGTAGCGTGTAACCGGTTGGCCTTGGTCATTGGTGGTTTCAACAGAAACCAAATCCTCAGGCTTTCTAGCGCCCTCAACAAATGTATCTAAAGGCGCGGCTGCATTTTTATTGATCAAGCCAGTAATTTCTTGACCGTTATCATCAAACTTGCTGTATTTTTCCCAGCTTGGCTTTTCGGGAATGGTTGACAATGGTTTTAAGGTTACTGGGTCTAGGAAAACATCCCCTGCGCTGGCTTTAATCGGCGCTTTAGGCGCTGCTTGTGCCAACAATTGCGCCATGTATGCTTGACGCACAGGCTCTGTCTTAATACCCGATAAACCCTCGGCAGGCAGATAACCCGCTGGTCTTGCAGGAATAGCTGCTTGACCGCCTTGAGTGATAGTGCTTTGACCCTCTTGGAATGTTGGCTCAATAGCAGGCTGACCGGCTTGTGCTGGCGCTTGCAAGGCACGAATCATGGATTGGAAGTCGCTTGCCACATCACCTTGGTATCTTTGAGCCAAAGCTTTTTGTTCTTCTGTAGCTCTTTCACTTTGTTTTGATGCACCGTATGCCTGCAACATTTTAGCCAATCCACTCAAAGGGCTAACCCTCACCCCAGGCATGGTAGGCAATTCAATAGGTTGCATTGCTTGTTGCTGTAAAAGCTCTGCCATTCTTAGCTTTTTGGCTATGGCTTCACTTTCAGCAGTGTAGGGATTGAGGTTAATGTCAGCCATTAAAGTCTCCAAAAATTAACCATCAGAAACCTACTAATTTTCTAATATCAGGAATGTTTGCTACACCCGCAGATCCTAAACTGAATAATCCTGCAGTGTTAGCATTTTGCCCAGCCACTTGTTGGTTATACAAATTTTGGTTGTATGCACCTTGTTGAGCCGCCGCATTAGCAACAGGCGCTGCTGCAATATTTTGACCTTGATAAGCGCCAAATTGAGGATTTTGAATTTGTGAACCCGACATCAATGCACTAATTTCATTCAAAGGCAATTGACGCTGTTGAAGAGCCTGCGCCAGCGCCTGCTGTTGGGCGGTATTGCCAAACTGAGCCGCTTGCAAGCCTTGGTTGTATCTTTGTGCCTCAGTAGCGTTCTGAGCTTGAGCTGCAGTCATGCCTTGACCATAGTTTTGGGCAATAGCTTGATTTTGAGCTTGCTGTGCTTGTTGAGCTGCGCCAAATTGCGACAATTGAGCCGCATTACCATATTGACCGCCTTGCAGAGCTTGATTGAAACCTTGTTGATTTGCGCCAATATCTAAGTTTAAACCTTGTAAAGCTGCTTGACTTCTGAGATCGTTTTCTTGTTCGCCAAGAATTCGGGCAGCGTTGTCATAAGCTTCTGTGCCAGGCCGCAACCCTTGGTTAATCAATTGTGTTTCTGTGCTTGTGCGTTGTCTTGCCAAAGATGGCTCTAAGCGCCGCATGATGGCCTCTTGTGCCGTTGTGCCTGCGTTTACAGGCATCTTGGCAATATTGCTTAAATTTAATTGGGAATTTAAAGTAGGGGCATTTGGCCCACCTTGTGCAAGCCCATACTGTCCCGCGCTAGGTGCATTTTGTAATGCGCCACCTTGGTTAAATTGGGTTTGTACTTGTGGGCCACCAAACGAAAAAGGTGATGACAACGTACCAAAAGCATTTGTGTAGGCTGTACCGCCCAATCGAGCCAAATTACCTTGTAAAGCCTGTTGTGCCTCTAAAGTTCTTTGAGCCTCAGGCGTAAGGGTTTGCCTAATAGTTGGCACATCCCCCTCATAACTAACTAATTGAGTCCCATAAGGACTGTAAATATTGGGGTTTGATAATTTAGCAGATGCCCTTGCCGCATCCACGTTAGCCGCACCTTGAGCTGTTGCAGCCGCCGCATAATCAGGCGCTGCTGGCGCAGGGGCAGGAGAGCCAAAAACCGCTTCTTTTAATTCAGTTAAAAAACCCATGATTTAATCCTTTACAACACGCCACCAGTTTCGAACACTAGATCGGTAGCGACCCATTGCAATTGTATGCCCTGCGTAGCAGTTTTGATCAGCGGGGCAAACGTATATCCTATATTTGTGACCCCCTGCCAATCAGCGCTAGGCACTAAGCCCGATCCCCAAATAGCAGAATCCCACAATCCTGTGTCCCATATCCCATAAATACTGGCTGAGAAATTAAGCTGTGCCGATTCGTCCGCTAAGTTGTAGTCCACATTTACGTTTCCAAAGACAGATGGCGTACCATTTGATTGGAGGTGGTAGCGAATCATCTTGCATTGTTTTTGCAAGGCTGTTCCATAGGATTGAAAGCTCTGAAGTCCAAATCCTGCAATGTCAGCGGTGTCGTCTGTGTTGCCATTCCAAGCCTTACCCACATAGCCATCCCCACCAAAGTAAGGGTCATCTATGTGCAATTCCCAACAATTGGCATACCAGCCTGTAAAGTTACACCAGCTTTTAGTGATGTTGTTCATCACAAATTGCTGTTGCTCGCCCTCGTCATAAGGGACATTCAAGATTAATTGATTTTCTTTAGGGTAATACAGCAAAGACCACCCAAAATTACCGCCATAAGCCGATATTGCCGCGCTCATGGCATATTGAATCTTGTTGGTGATAGACACCCTTGGATCAAGTCTTGAGCTTTGCAATGCCCCACTCATAGGCACTACGCCATCTTGAGTAATAATCAGCAAGTCCCCGCCAAACTTTGTAAAGCAGCGTCTACCAATAGGTGCGCCAACTTTATAAAGTCCAATCTGTGAGATTCCTGTTGGTGTGGTTGGGTCTGTTAATCGCCAAACAAGAGCCTCGCCATTGCTTGTGATAAACACCAAATAATCGTCAACGCCATAACCCGCGTCTAACGTCCAAGTCATCCCCGCCATGATGTAGCCACCAAGCTGGAAAACACTGGTCATATCTAACGCAACCGCCGCACCGCCAATAGAGTTAACAGGCAAATACCATGCTTTTAAGGTGTTAGAGGTTGTAAGCCAAATGCGGTTTTTAAACAGAATGATGTTAGAAACCGTTGCGGTATCCACATTGGTAATGTCATAAGGCGACCCATCGCCATCTTTATGCCAATCTGTGCCATCAAAGGTGCGTAATTTATCTGCGCCGTTAACCGCCATCAGATAAGAGCCGCCTGTTGTGGTGATGTTTACATACTGAAATTTTGAGTTTGAAAGGCCAGTTACAGCCGGTGCGCCAACAGCGCCGGTGCTAGTAGCATCGTAAATCTTGCCGTCAGATACAGCAAATAACTTGTTTGACGTTCCCGAGCTGTACGCCATCAGCGTTTGTACTTGAGCTGGCAAGCCTGTTGCGTGTTTCGTGTAGCCGTTTCGCAGGATAACCGAGTTAGTGCCAGGCCAAAAGTTCTGCAACGTTACCGCGTCCAAAGGATCCATTGCCCCCAACGCATCCCGAGCATTCCACCCGCCAATGGGCGCGGCAACAGTAACTGTCTGTGATGCTTGCTGGCGCGGGATTCGGGCAAATGAATTTAGCATTTATTTCTTTTTTTCGGGCTTTGCAGTCTTGGCAGCTTGTTTAAAGTCAGCCGCTGTGGGTGCGTTTTTAGACCCCACTTTGTTCATCTTCTCGCCTGATCCAGCCTTGATGCGCTCGCGCTTGGCGTGGATGTTTGCATAAAGTCCATCTAATTTCATACCATCTCCTTAAACACTAGGCCAATTGCCATCCTGCACACTCCAAGGCCCGACAAGCTGATTCATGCCAACAGGGGCAAGTGACATTGCTGAGACCGGTACATCCTGCGCTTTGCAATAAGAAAGCGATCTTGTGAATTCACCCAACTCAACGGTGAAATCAAGTTTCTTGGCTTTTAAGAAGTAAAACTTTAATCCAGCCAGCATCAGGTCATCAGGGAAAATTGATGTGTCTGTGTCCGCTGTATATGTTGACTTTGAGCCTTGATCTGAGCCAGCCGCGCAAATCCAGTAGTTAGAAACATACTCAAAAGAAAAGTTATAAACCGTTGTTAGCGCTTGGAAAATTCTAAATTTGTTGTTGTATATCCGGTAGCGCTCGCGTGGGCCAATAGAGATAATGCCGCCCTGCAAGAATTGCCAATCCTGAGATGACTTAGTTCCAAGGTTGCGCCAATGGTCTGTCCTGTCCCAATTGGTGTCCGAAATCATCCGGTCGTAGCCATCGGGCAAGTCATAGTCCTGCTTGGCAAACGTCATTGAAACTGATGCCGTTGAGGTGGTAACGGGCGTGTTTAGTGTTACCTGTGTGGAGCTATCAATGGTCAAAATTTCAGCATAAGGCGCTTGCCCTGTGCCTGTAATTACGTTGCCAACTTGCAAAGCCGCTGTGCTTGGTATGTTAGTGATTACTTTAGAGTTTGCCGTTATGTTGCCTGTTGTGCTTACAGCGGTTTGGGTCTGCCAAATATACGCTTGCACCAAACGCTGCCATTCAAAGTCCCTGACCAAATCCCTGCCTAGCCGGTTAGCTAAAGCAAGAATTTGGATGGTCTGATTGTTAGATGAGCCAATTACTGACGGTGGCTGAGTTAAGCCCAGCTCTGCGGACATTTGATCAACCAGCTGCAGTAATGTGTAGCTCATATCATTCCTCTACGGTTTCTTTTTTAGGTCTTCCGGCTTTTTTGTTGATCATCGCACGAAGCTCGGCCAATTCAGCCTCTTGAGCTTCCATTTTTTTATCCATCTCAGCGCGAATCTTGTCCATCATTTGCGAATCTTGCGCCACCATGATGAAAGCCCGAGCCTTTGATCTCAAATCGTTAAAACCCATGATCTTGTCGCCAGCCACATCAGGCAAATTAGCAAACTGGTCAATGGTGAAAATGTTAAGCGCTTTGAACTCTGCTTTTTGTGTTTCTGAAATTGCCATCCATGCGTCTATGGGTGTGCCAGCTACTTTTTGTTCTTTCTTTTGCTCGTATCTTGCCCACTCAATGGGGTAATCTTCCATGTCTTGCTCGCGCATGGGGCGATCAACAACCAAGGTCGAGTCGCCTGGCACTAACTTCTTGATAAAGATGCGCTCTTCAAAGATTGGGCGCTTTTCTGCGTCTGATTTAAAGTTATTACGCACCTGTACAGCATGAAAAAACACCGCCATCTTGCCACGGTTGTCTTCCATAAAGCTCTCGTTTGTCCAGCCTGCCACTTCGTTTTTCATGTTAATTCCTTGAGTTTGAAAGCAGTTTCCTGCATAAGACCATCGCCGTAAAACACCACTTCAGCATCCTGCGTTTCTATGAATTTTTCCATTTCAATCGCCGCTTGGAGCATCTGCTGTGTTGTTTGGAAAGTTCTCAAACCAACTCTGACCATGATTTTAATCTGATCTTTGCCAGTATGAGCACCCGCGTGGCGGTTATTTGTATATGAACAATCCATGCCATGAATGTCAAACCGGCGAAACCCTAAAGCCGCCGAAACATTCATTGCCCTCATGCCTACACTAGAACCGCCACCAATCAGGCTTTCCATGCCCTCGGGGTGGTGCTGGGCTACCCATGCCACCGTCTCGAAATCATCTCCATTTACCAAATGCCATACCTTAACATTTTTCCCTTTAAGAATCTCCCAAAAGTTTGGGTGGCAAACCGAGGCCATCAGGTACTTAGTGGCTTTCTGTGGCTTTCTTAACATTTCAGCCTTGTGCGGTCTTGGATCGCAGTCCACATGAAAGTCAGGAATAACACCCCTCTCCACCAAGTAATCATGCGCCCCTGAGACGGTCATTATTGGGTGTTTGAGCTGCTTCCAAGTATCTGCAAGGCTTGGCCCATAACAAGCAATGGTCATGCGCCGGTCGTTGAATTTGCCCTTTTTCTTGAGCAGGGGCAAATGAATTGACTTTGCCATCTGCTCATGGCGCTCGGCGTTACTCAAGACCCCTTTAAGCATTCCACCCTCATATCTCTAAATGGGAAATGGTAGCGAGGCTCGCAAAACGTAATGTTCTGCATTCCTACGGTTTCCAGCATATCTTTCAATGGGCGTTGAAACCAGCCCCAATGGTGGCACATGGCCTCAGATTTATATTTGGGGTCACCATACAACGCATTTAGCGTCATAAAGGGCTGTAAAGGCTCTTTGTTGACCACGCAATTATGGACATAGGCAAACACCTTATCCATGCAGGGAAGCTCTAGGATCATCTTGCCGCCAGGCTTTAGCACCCGCTTCCACTCGCTCAGTAAGTCATAAACTTCCCACTCGTAAAAGTGTTCTAGAACGTGAATTGCCGCTACAGCATCAGCAGAATCGCTTGCTATCTCTAGTTTTCTTAGGTCGCATTTGATGTCAGAAATGTCAGAATGCAAATCGACATTTATCCAACCGTCCCATTTCTTTGATCCGCATCCAAGGTTGTAGGCCGTCTCGTAGCGCTCTTCCACTTGTCGATCAGTATTTGAGGCGAGAATTCTTCCCTCACGAACCTCTGCGCCTTGGAAATGAGTTCGTTCATGTTCTGCTGTTTTGTCCATTCGATGCCCTCTTTGATGTTGCCGATATAAATGGGAAAATCTTTCAAGGCTGGGTGCGGCTCTGCAACCACAAAACAACCCTGTCTAATCGCCTCAATTGCCCTGTTTGCGCTTTTGTAAGAAGCAGTGGTAGGGATCACCACTATATCGGCTCGGGCAAATTCTTCCAACATGGTTTCTTTCGACCAAGGAATCGCCCCCTCAAAGTTTGACACCACCCGCAAGGGATAACCCTCAAGGTCAGGCAGTATGCGCTGCAAGCTATCACGGTTGACGTGATGCCCAAACCACAGCAAATTTGTCCCAGCGTAATGCGGTGGCATCTCGGGAAACTCATAAGGGTCGGCAATGACAGTTGCATCCCGCCCCAACTCTTTAATTCTTTTAGCCATCTCGGTGGTTGAGCAAGTCACCGCATCAGCCAGCCGCAGCGCCTCTTGGTAGTGCAACCAATCAAAATGGTCATCACAAAAGTCCACCACCACCCAAGCGCCTCGGGCTTTAGCTCTTGCCATATCCATCAGCTCACTGGCTTGCGGTTTGGCAAATATCAACGTGTCGGCAGTCAGGTCGTTTAAGGTTGCCCAATCCCCTGACGGTATTTTTGCCCGATAGCGCCAGCTCGCCGCATTCTTGTCGCCCCAATGGATAAATGAGGTGCGGTCGTTAAGGTTTGCCTTAACATTGATGATGTCACCCAACTCCATCATGTTCTGTTCACGCTTTTTAATGATGGCTTGGATCAACCCATGCCCATGCCCATTAAATGTGGCATCAGGCAAATAATCGTAATAGGTTTGGAAGTGCTCGGCCTGCAACGCCATTGCTGTATTGCAATAAAAGGTCTCGCCCTGTGGGTCAATCTTGACCTCAATCAGCTTGTCGCCCTCTTTTAGCCCCTCGCCGTTTACCCTAAGTAAATCGCCGTCATTGCAAGAGTCAAACCCAAACAGCTCAAACTGGCGGTAGCCAAGAACGTAAAACAGCGATATAGCCCTTAATCCTGAGGTTGTACCCCCACCTATCAACATACAGTTTTTAGGGCGGTCTTGCCCTTTTTTAACGTATGGATGCCATAGCGTGACCTGACACCCATCAAGGTTGTCAAACATCGCTGGATGGCATTGGCTGGCAATCATGTAATGCACAGTCGGCTGCGGTTTGTAAAACGCTATCCTGTGCTCTTGCGGGTCGATGGCTAATGCGTAATCAGGCATAACGCCGTTATCAATTAACCAATCATGTGCGCCCTTAATTGCCACAATAGGCGACCCTGCCGCTTTCATCTTTTTAATAAGCTCTAACTGACCTTTAACGCTTGGTGCGCTTGCCACCAACAAGATCGCGCCGGTCTTTATTTCCTGCGCTTGTCTGACCTGTGGGTAACCTCTAGCAACCGCCGCATCCATGTTGGCAAACAATGTCTCATCTTCTGCGACACACTTACCGGTAATTTTTAAAGGCAAAGAACTCATTAAAAAGACACCCCACCTTTTGAGTGGGGCATCGTTTCTGATTAGCCTGCGCCAACCATGATCAAGCCTGCATTGTTGACCATACAGAATGGTGCTGATGCAGAAGTAGCGGATGTGTTAGCCACAATACCTTGGATGAAGCCAGCAGACACAGTTGTGTCGTCCAACGAACCAGCGGTAGAAGTGGTGTACAAAGGCACTTTAGGATTGCATCCAACCAACAAGTTGACCTTGAGCATACCGTTCAAGCCAACCCAGCCGTAGTAGCTAGAGGCAATTGCGGTTTGTGCAAAACCAACCATGTTGAAACCCAAAGCCGCAGCGTTTGTGGTGGTCACAGGCACAGCTCGCATAACAGGAGTGGAACTTGCTGAGTCTGCGTAACTGGACATGATCACAGCATCAAATGCGTTGATTGTGGATTCGGCGCGAACAAAAATGTAAACGCCGTTGTTGGATGTTCCTACCCGTGTGCCAGGTGTAACTGGAAACAATGTTGTAGAGCCTGCACTTGTTGACGCATAAGTAGCCGTCAAGTCAATGCCGATTTTGCCGTCTGTGACGTAATCTGCCATGATATTTGCTCCTTATTCAGTCATCACGCCTTGGAACTGGAGTCCCGAGGCAGTCATATTGCCAGCCCAGCCGATCAAGCGCACGATGGCATCTTGGTTGGTGGACATACGCTCATCACCAATCGGAACGAAGTTACGATTTGCATGAGGACGGAAGAAAATGTATTTCGTGTTCAAGAAATAACCAGTAGATGTCGGGATGTTGCCGCCGATACCACCGTCAAGAACAACGTCTGCATTCATGTACTTGGAAGCAACAAAGCCTAATTCGGCCATTTTGCTAGATCCTGGGAAACGCTGAATGTTTTGCAGAGACGACATAAAGAAGCCCCACAAGTTGTTATCCAACAAAATCAAATCGACTACGTCAGAGCCGCGACTTGTCTTTGCATACAGGCGGTTAAAACCGGTCTGAATGTTTGAGCTGGAAGCAGAAGCACCCAAGTCAGAAGTGAAGTCAAAAGTCTGATTACGCCAAAATGACCATGTTTGACGATCAATACCGCCAACCACACCAGTGCCAGGCGATGCGACCACCATAGCTTGCAAACCAGTGATTTGCTTGCCGTTGTTGGCTGTACCGTCAGAGTAGATACCAGTAGAGATCAAGTTTTCAATCGATGCCTCGGCAACGTCCAAACGTGCGTCAAACAAATCGATGATCTGTTCTTCGCCGCTGTTTTGGAGCATTTCCAAGCCATTGATGGTAACTGCCACCGCTGCTTGTTTGATAGGGAACTGAGCCGCAGAGATTACGTCCGCAGGGCTGATGTCTAAGACTTCAGCGCCCGAGTAGTACATAGCGGTTGAGTTTGCTTGGAATGACAATTCTTGCAGAATGGTCGAACCACCTGTGAAAGGCTTGTAACGGCCTTTCTCACGCAGGCGAGTCAGCAACGCATTGTTTTTGGTCACGTTATCAGCAACGATGCCGGAACGTGACTCAATGGTGGTTGCTAAAACGTCTGAGTAATTACTATTGGCGTATGCCATGATTTACTCCTTTTTAATTCACCTGCCGCAGCGCATTGGCAATAACGGCTCGGCGATCCATTTGATTGACTGCACCTGAGATGGCAGCGCCTGGCGCTCCCCTAACCTGTACAGCCGCCTGTTTTGCTTTTTGAACCTGATTCTGCGCGGCATAGTTTTGTTGCTGTTGAGCATATAAACTTTGTGCTAACTGTGGATCAAGCCTTACAGCGGTGTCGTATGCCATCTGCAATTTCTCGCGTTCTGACATATTACTAATGTCCCCTAGAACCTGTGGCGCTTGGAGAAGCGACAACATTCGATCTTGGACGGCCTCAAAGTGTGCGTTTGCGGGGTCGCTCGCAAACTGCTGGATTACAGAGAGTGCTCTGTTTTCATTCTGTTTCTGCGCTTCGTACTGGCTCTGCGTGATGTGTTGCGTAAGCTGCTGTACTTGTTGCGCCAATTGATTGTAGTGCGAATCTTGCTGTGGTGGTGCTTCGCCGCCAAAGTAAGCAGCCACTTGATCTAGCGGAATTTGAAACTGCTGGATCATTTGGGCAACAGCTTGGGATTTCTGTTGCGGTGTGCCTGTTCTTAACAATGCCGCCGTTTGAAGCAATGGGCCAATCGCCGTAGCAGGCGTGGCGTTCTCGTTTCTAAGCATCCACTCGTATGGCTGGAATAATTCGGTAATTGCCCGAGCCTCTGCATCCCTTTGCTTGTACTGATTGATGCCCTTTTCGTAGTCGGCATCCCGCTGGGCAAAGGCTTGCTGTAACTCAGGTGGGGCTTTTTCCCAATGGTCTTTCAGCTCAAGGCGCAGGCTTTTAGGCATCTCAGCTCTAGGCTTGTCAGCCATCTGAGGCGCTTGGGTTTCTGCTGTGGGGAATTTAGGTGCAAACTTACCCCCCTCTCGGGGCTGTGTAGCTGCGTGTTTGCCCCGATTGGTTGGGGTCTTGGTCAAAGCCTCACGAATCGTATCGGCTCTGCTTTGCGGCTCGGCTGGCGCTTGGGGCGCTTCGACCGCTGGGGTTTCGGGTGCTGGTGTTTCTATCGTGTCGGGTGCGACAACTTCGTTTTCCATCACTTCATCCTTTTCATTTGTTCCAAAGTCATTTTGATCATCTCCTTGCGCTCGGGCATGGGACGGTTGTGCAATCTGTTTGCCATCTCAACATTCAGATTAGACATCTTAACAGGGGCTATCGGTGCGCCTGGTCGGTCAAACTCTTGCACCGTAGCCAACTGACCACGCAGCCGGTCTCGGTGCGCTTCTTTTTTCTTGTTCCACTCTTGCTGTGCATACTTAACATCCGAATGCCCCATCTCGATTGAATCGGTGCGCTTTAAGTGCTCGCGCCATTGCTTTCTGCCCTCAATCATCACGCCATCAGGCGACATAAAGGGCGCAATATCGCCCATGACCGAGGCCATCGTTTCGTTTCGGTACTCGCCCCGCGTGACTTCATAAGCCTCGCTGCCGTCTGATGGATAAACCCAAGTACGTTTCATAGCAAATCCAAAAGTGTTTCGAAATCTTCTTCATCTTGCTCAAACTCAATCCGCTTTTTCAGCGTTTCAATCTGAACCATGACCGCATCATAAGTGATTACAGTTTGAGCTGCAATATCTATTGTCTGAGCTGGGGCGCTGGTGATCTTCTCTCGCTGGTCAGGCGGCAACCCAAACAGCGCTGTCTTGATCTTTTCCCTGCGCTTGGCCTCTTGCTTCTTGTCCTGCTCCCAAGCCTTGTCGCGCTCATCAAACCCAAAATGCCCACCTAGTAGGACTTCGCTTGGCGGTGGTGGCGCTGCCGCTGGGCCAATCGTGGCAAATGGAAGCTCGGCAAATGCGGCATACCCAAACACTTATGCCCCCCACTTAGCTGCTAGTCCATCCGCGTAAGTCTTGTTAACAATGTCTGTGCTTGCGCTTGGCGCTGTGCTGATCGTGCCTGTGGTCAGAGCCACCGATGTGATTGAGCCGCCAAGGGTTAAGTTTCCTGTGCTGGTGACTGTGCCTGTCAAGGTCAAGCCGTTAACTGTTCCTGTACCGCCGACTGAGGTAACTGTTCCCACGCTTGCTGAGCCGCCCAACGATGTGGCAACGCCATTTATTGTGATTGAGGAGTAAGTTAAGGCGCTGTTTGGTATTGATGTTAAGCCTGAGCCTGACCCCGAAAATGACGTAGCCGTAATTGTTGTGCCTGTAATGGCTTTGGGCGTAATCCCGCCAATTACCAAGTTATCCAATGTGCCTGTATTGGTAGGCGCTATCTCAACCGATCCTGCCCCTGTGGGCTTCATGTGGACGTGGCCTGTCCCTGTGGGGCTTATATCGACTTGGGCATTTGAGCCGTTAATGTTGGTTGAGACATTTAGCGTCAAGTTATCGCCACCGCCTGCACCCATGCTTAACTGCGTTGTACCTGATGCGTTTTTAAGGGATAACCCTGCCGAATTAGTGGCCTGAACTGTTGGAGTAGATAGGCTTGTGAGGGTAGCCGTTCCACCTGTAATCGTCACCGAATTGGCGTTTTGGGTAGACATTGTTCCCAAGCCGCTAATGTCAGTATTGCTTAACGTGACCTCGCCAACCTTGCCAGCCACCGAAATAACTGTTTTACCAGCAGGCAAGGTAACAAACACATCTTTTGTGCCTGCCGTCAATAAAAGCTTAGACCCGCCGTTAGATGAGCTTAAAACAGTATCTCGGCTTAACGTATTGGAAAGATACGTCCCAATCCCTACTTCCCATTCGGTAGTGCCTTGAATCGTGTAATAAGTTGTATTGTTGTTGCCAACCGCTGTAAATGCTTGAAAACCAGCCACCGCGCCATCAAGCGATAACGTACCTGTTCCTGTCGTGGTGGTGGTTTCCCTAACCCTGTCCGCTATGACAAAGCTCATACCGCAATCTCAACACCCGCCGCCCGACCATCAGGCCCACGAATAATGCGCTTGGGTGCGCTGATCGCCTGCATTACGCCGGTAATCTGTCCAAGGGTTTGACCATGCATATCAGCAAGGCGGTTAATTGCTTCGCTCATGCCGTCACCCAAAGTAGCGTCAAGCTCTTCAGATGCCGCCATTTGTGCGCTTAAGGCCGCTTGATCGAGGCCAGCTTTTGCACCAATTTGAGCCACAAGGACTTTAGTTGCTGCATCAAGCTCTGCTTTCCATCGTTCATATTCTTCCTTTCCAGCCATTTCTCGGGCTTTTATCTGCATCTCGTTATTTTGTTTAGCCGCTTCAAACTCGGCTTTCATCTGTTGTAGTTGCATCTCGGCCTGCACCTTGGCTTGTTGCATCTGCATATCAAGCTGGGCTTTGACTTGCGTCATCTGTGCGTCAGCCTGCATTTTCATCTGCTCAGTCTGTGCCTGCGCCTGCATCCGCATTTGTTCAGCTTGCTGGTCAGCCTGTAGCTTCATCATCTCGGGATTCTGCTGTGGTTGCTGTGCCGCCTGCGCCGCTTTGTCGCTTAAGGCTTTCATGGCTTGCTCAATCGCGCCCTCCATCCCTCGACCCGCCCTAAATCTGCGAACAAGGAATAAAAGCATTTCTGACATCATGGGCAACATCTCAGGGACGTTTTGCATGATAGGCAATGAGCTTTGCAAGAATGAGCCAATGGTCTCCACCGCTTCAGCCGCCGCTTGCTTTTCTGCTTGCTCATCAATCTGAGCCAAGCTATCGGCCTCGACTTGAATGTGGAAGTCCCTAATCGTGCTGTTAGACAGCATTTGGATCGCTGCCTGCAACAACTGTGGATCTTGACCGTCTTGCGTGTTCATCACGCCCGACATCTCAACAATCAACTCAGGTGGGTAAAACTTGCAAATGATTTGCGCTTTAAGCCTAAAAACATCTGTGGCAAACCGAGCCACATCGCCTTGGGCGCTACGCAAACGCAAGCTACCAAAGTTGGCCTTGAGCTGTTGAGCACCTAGCGTTTCTTGAGCTTTGGACGATCCACGCAGAATGTCCGATATGCCCATGATCTCGTAGATCGACTGCTTAACCTGTTCACGAGCCGCATACAACTCCCGCAAGGTCACAATGATCTGCGAGGTGTCCATCATGTCAATAGCGCCTTTTAAGCCGCCTTTTTCTGACATTGCCGCCCAGCCGGTCACAGGGAATAGCTTGTTGTCCACACCCTCGCTAAACATCCGCGCCAGCTCTTTAAACTCGGCATTGAATACACCAACCGCCTTACAAGCCTTGGTCAGCAAGTAAATGCGCTGTGTTAAGTTGTCCAGCTCTTGCGCCTGATCCTCATATTCGCAGTAATCAGGAATCGGAATCATTGTCCCTGTGGTGGTGGTTGCCAACAAGGGTTTGGGGCAAGGGAAGAATTCTTCTAACTCTAAGGGGTCATCCCTCTCATCTAGCGCCTGTGGATAACCTTTGGCAATCCAGCAAACCTTGCCGCTGCGCTTATTCCAAATCTCATAGACCTTGGCTTTTTTGTCATAGGTCATCTTGGCGGTTAAGGGATTCTTGCCGTCCATGTCGGTGTTTGAGCTGGTCAGGCTGACGTTTTTAAATACGTCTCCAAAGCGCTCAATGCCCTCGTCCTTGGTCATGTAGACCGCCCGAGCTACCCACCAAACCTCATCCCATGTGCGAGCTGGTGAGTGTAGGAAATCAGCCCAGTAAACGTAATCAATGGGGCTATGGGCAGAATCAATACGCTCTTTAGGCTCTTCTACTGCGTCATAAACTTGAGCCTCGTCCTGCTCTAATCCCTCGACCTCGGGTTGGTCGTTAACAATGATCGGCTCGTAGCGTATCCATGCCGTACCGCGACCAGGCAGCAATCTATCCTCCACCACGCCACGCATTGCATTGTCAAAGTCTGCAAATTGGGTGGTCTCATACTCCATCACCCTCTCAAGCATTGTTGAGGCAAGGCGACCGACAGGGTCTTGGTCAGAAAATCGGCGTGAAACCTCGGGCTTGGCTTGGCGACCATACAAGGCAGGAAACAGGACTTGGATGTTTGACCACAGGATGTTGAACTTCATCCTTGGCATTTCTATTGCATCGCGTTCATCCCGATAGCGCTTGACAACCTTTTGACCGCGCTTTTCCCATTTGTCAAATGACTTTTGGGCGGTCTCTATTTGATCGTGCCAATAAGGGCCAGCATCTTCGCCCTCGTATGCGCCTGTTTCTTCGTACATGATCAGCTACCAGCGGCAAAGAAGAATGTCACATCCAATGCTGTGCCACCAATCGTGGCGTACAAACTGACACCTACGTTAGCGGGGAATCGATGAAACCCGATAGCCGGTGTGATTGTGCCACTCATTACTTCGCCACCAGCGCCGCCGTTGCGGAGTACCAATGTGCCTATGGTAGTGTTGTTAACGTAGAAACCAATCAACTGACAAGGGCCTGGCGTTACTGCGCCGGTTGCGGTAATGTTTTTATACCCACCGACTTCTGCTACTGGCTGGCTCATATTCGCTCCTCTTTATGTTGCATCTCATAATCCCACAGCTCATCGAGAGTGATGGTTTGCAGGGTCTTGCCCTTGGGCGGTGTCAAATCTCTTGCTTCTTGTCTATAAGCTACTGCAAGCATTCTAAACGCATCTGCGGGGTGTGAGCACCAGTCATGGCGGGGAGTTTGACGAAAAGTTTTCTTATCTTCATCATATTCCCGCTGATATTGCCTTAACGCTTCCAGCCCCTCATCGCAGCTTGTGTCAAACCAGCATATCGGCAGGATCATCCGCACCGCCTGTATGCCATCCTGTATGCCAATCTCAGGCACGATGGCTAACTTACTCAAGCCCCCAAGGTGCGATGCCAACTGCTCGACAATAGACTTACCCCCTGAGGCCAGCGTCTTAGCCCTTGCATCATGCGGTAGGTAATGCTTTGTATATCGATAACCCTTAGAGTTAACAACGCTTGCAATTTCCTCAATGCTTGCGCCGCTGACCGCGTAATAGTCCATTACCCTGATCTCGCCCCTGATAACCTGATACCACCAAATGGCTGTGTCATCCCTATATCCCAAATCCCACGCGGTGTAAACAGGCGATTCAGGCTCAAAAGGCAGCTCACATATCCTGCCTGCGTCTTGGGCTTGGCGCATCTCTTGACCATAAAACGCCCCAAGGATGGCGGCATCAAAGCTGCACTCGTACTCTTGATCGTATTGGTCTTGGCTTAACTGAGACCGAGCCGCTTCTAATTCTGAGTCGGGCAATAGCTTGGACATTGATGCCGGCAGCCTTAACAAAAACCAATCAGGCACAACTTGGCTTACCTTATAGATGTCGTGAAACTGATTCTTGCCCTTGGGCGTACCCCCAAACACCGCCCAGCCTAACCGGTCTGACAATGTGGGCCGAATGACGTTACCCCACACGCTAGGTTTGAAGTCACCGTATTCGTCAAGGTAAACGCCGTTAAAGCCCAGCCCCCGCATGGCATCAGCGTTGTCCGAGCCAAACAGCATGATCTTTGCGCCGTTCAGCAGCTCTACCAACAAATCGGATTCATTGGTTGCTTTGGTTACTGGGGCGGCGTAAAACTTAAGGTAATCCCAAGCTACCCGCTTGGCTTGGCTTCTGAAAGGTGCAATGTAGGCATATTGGGCTGATCTGTTGCCCTCAGTGATAGCTCGCTTGATCAGGTCGTTAATGGCAGCTACTGTCTTGCCAGCCCTGCGGTGGGCAACCAAACAAGACCAGCGCTCAGTCCTGTTGTGGAATGGCATGAATGCCGCCCTTGGTGAATAGGGCAGTATTATTTCCCTGCTGCCCACTTGATCACCAAGTCTTGACCCTCTGCGCCTGTGATCTCTTGCTTAACGGTTTCAGCCCAGCGCATCTGTGTCTTAGTCCACCAAATCAATGCGGTAGTGTCGCCCCCTGTGGCTTTACCAAACAGCGTTTTGGCTATCTGCCCATTGGCTTTGGCTTTGCCCAAGTCTAACTCGGTGCGGTAATACTTGCGTAGGGTCTTGTCGTCTATGCCCACAAGAATGGCTATTTGCTCATGCGGCAAGCCTAATCCGCTGGTGCTTTCAACCATCCTGCGGGATTCATCGGTTGGCTTATGAGCCTTTTGTGGGATTACTGGCATCTTTTATAAAGGGGAACTCGTTAAGCTGTTACGGTGGATTCTAACAACAATACGGCCTTTTTGCCTGTAAAGTCTTCCCATCGCTTAACAATTACATCACAATATTTGGGGTCTAACTCCATTAATCGCGCATACCTTCCGTGCTTTTCTGCTGCCAGCAATGTTGTACCGCTTCCACCAAAGGAATCCAACACAATATCGCCGCCTTTGGTGTTGTTAAGCATTTGGTACTCAAACAAGGCAACTGGCTTCATAGTTGGGTGTTCACCATTGCGGGTGGGTTTGTCAAATTCCAAAATGGTAGTTTGCTTACGGTCAGCCGACCAAAGGTGTCCAGCTCCGTCTTTCCAACCATACAAACAAGGCTCATGTTTCCAATGGTAGTCTTGCCGCCCCATGACAAGGCTGGATTTTTTCCATATTAAGCATTGGCGTACAGTCCATCCCGCATCTAAGCAAGCGCCACGAAAGTTGTAACCCTCGCTATCAGCATGCCAAATATAAAAGACTGCCCCAGCTTTCATCATTAAATCGGCGGTTACAAACGCATCGCGCAAAAACTGCCGAAATTGGTCATTTCCCATACTGTCGTTTTTTATGGTTAGCTTTTCTTTTGTGCTGCCCTCATATGCCACGTTATAGGGTGGGTCGGTTAACCACATATCCACAAGTTGGCCATCGCATAGCTTTTCCATGTCGGTCAGGCTGCACGAATCTCCGCACATTAGGCGGTGCTTGCCCAACTGGTATATGTCGCCCAGCTTAGTCATTGGCTCATCAGGCACGTCAGGAACAGCGTCCTCGTCTGTTAAGCCCTCAATCACATCAGGCTCAAGCAATGCGCTTAATTCTTTGGGGTCAAAGCCCAGCATCTCTAAGGCAAAGCCGTCTGCCAGCAGATCGTTAAGCTCTATGGTTAACATTTCATTGTCCCAGCCGGCGTTAAGCGCCAGGCGGTTGTCGGCAATGATGTAGGCTTTCTTTTGGGTTTCTGTTAAGTCTGCCAGCTCTATGGTGGGCACTTCCTTGTAGCCCAGCTTCCTTGCCGCTAATAACCTACCGTGGCCTGCAATGATGCCGTTAGCCCCATCTACCAATATTGGGTTAGTCCAACCAAATTCTTTTATGCTGCCGGCTATTTGTGCCACTTGCTCATCGCTGTGGGTGCGGCTGTTATTAATGTAAGGGATTAGGCTGTCAACCTTTTTTTGGGTTATCTTCATTTACCGTTATCCATCAACTGTCTCCCGCATTTTAATTAAGCCGTTAAGCATCCTACTCTTGGTGTTAAACCATTGCTTGCTGAAGTCGCAGTTTTGGTAATGGTCAAACTCAGGGATACCTAGCGTGTAATGAGCAATCTTGGCGTTCTTGTTCTCTTGCTCGCCAACCAGTACGTTCCATTCTTTCGGTAATTCACCGATAAGCGAATCAGGCAACCAACCGAATCGGTGAAGCTCTGAGCCTGTATGGTCATCCACAAATTCGGGCGTTAAAACCCTGTTTCTTAAGTGATCGCAATTCCAAAGTATTAAACTTGACCAGTTCTTTCGGGGATAGTCCCGATTCGCCGATTCCATAGGTGTACCGATATATTTCTTTGGGTGCTTGGTCTGATACTCATGCTTAACAACTTGCACCGCCTTGGTCGGGTCAAACAACTTGCTTAAGTCATCTATGTTTGCCAGCATCAGCATATCGCTGGCATCCATAAATATCGCTCTGCCTGTAAAGTTGGTGAAGTAAGGTACAAGAAACCGCTGATAGGTGAATGCGTTTGTACCGTCCCGCTGTGTGCCGTACAAAGGCGTTATAGCTACTGGCTCGCTGGTGCGCTCAATCAGGCTTTGGCAAAACACATGGTAGCCAACAGCCTCTCGAGGGTCATAGCCAGCGAATATCCTGATCATTTCAGCGTCAGCTTGTACAGGGTTGTGTCAATCAGCGCCGCTATCTCGTCCACAATGTTTTGCAGCTCGGTGTCATCAGGCAAAGCTTGGCGGTTTTTGTAAACGTACTCTTTGATGCTGGTCAGATACTTAACAGGGTCTTTGGCATTGTGGAAGTTCTCAGGAAAATCCTTGATCTTTTCGTAAGCTCCTGCATAAGCCTCTGCATATTGGTCACCCAGTTCAATGATCTCGGTGTAGTAAGCCCCCAGCGCCATGTGGACTGCAAACGAATCAGTCGCCAAGTGCATGAAATGGGTAACTGTCGAGCTGTGAAACAGCGTGGAAATAAAGTCGGCAACGTCTTTTTTCATATTTACCCTAAAAAAAAGCAGGGGTGTCAATGCCCCTGCGAATGAGACAACTGCTCTTCCATTGTAAACCTAGGAATGGGTACGTCAACAGGCCAAGAGTCTTGATCACAAAGTTTTGCAATGGTAGCAATGTGGGCGTGATGCCATTTTCTTTGCCTCTCCTCTTTGCTTAACTCTTTGCCTTGGTCAATCTCATAATGGCATTTAAGGCACAAAGCCGCCACTAGGTTGTCGTCAGCCTTAACCCCCCGACCCTTGCCGCCACCCCAGTTCGTGTGCGCTGCCTGCACCATGTTGCCCGACCCGCAAGCTTGGCAATCAAGCCCCGCTACTAGCTTTAGGAGTTTTTTGCTTCTTATGTATTGGTGTTTTTGGTACAAGTATTGTCTCCAATGTGGTGAATCTGTGCTCGTTAGCGCATTCCAAACGCCGCCTGCGTGTGTTTCCTGTTGAAGTTCTCGTTTCTTTTACGATAGTCCAAGTCCCGCACTCGGGACATTTCATTGGTGCGCCTTGTCCTGCATTCGGTTGGTTGCCTCGCGGGTACGCCAAATCTCTATGTCAAGCCTAGCCGCCTCAATCTCCCACTTTAGCGTCTCTTCTTTTTCAATTGCCGCAGCCAATCCCCTTAACAGTTTGGCATAAATAGGGTCGGCGTAGGCTTCACGTTCTTGGGCATTTGCCGCCTCAAAGCCCATTTCTAGGGCATCTTTCATCAACAAGGCTTTTTGGCTTTTGCGAAATTCCTCAAGGTAAACCCGCTGGGCTTTTGCTTCGCCGTAAGCCGGCGCTTTGTCTCTAATGGCTTGCGCCGCTTCTTCGGGTTTCATTTCAATACTCCAATCATGCGTAGAGCCGCGTCAGGGCTATCAACCCTCGCCAGCGTACCTCCGTTCCAACTTTCAAAAAAATCTCGTTGTAGGGTCGTTAAACGCTTTTTGGCATCTGTTTTAATCTCCACCAAGAACGTATGACCCTTGTAGCCAACCAAAAGATCAACTGGTAGGCTAATGATCCACACATTAGCGCCAGCAGCTCGCAAGGCAACCACGATTTGATCTTGATTTGCGTCCACCCTTTTAGCGTGTCTCATTCATTCGCTTTCTTAGATCAACGGCGGCTGCTGATCCACGGCGTTTTTCTATGTCTAAGTAAACCTGTGACCACCATGCCGATGCTTTGATTTTCCCAAGGTCTTGCACTTTCTTGCGGTATCTCTGCACCCATTCCCGCGCTTCCATCATCTTCATAGTCTCCAGTAAGTCTAAGCGCTGCTGTTGCGTCAGCGTAGCTAAGTTCACAGGTTTCTTTATGTCGGTCAAGCAGTCGGTTTGCTTCATTTTTATCCATTAAAACACCTCATCATCTTGCCAATGCTTAACAGGTGAAGAATTTTTAAAAACTTCTTTTAAGTTGGGCATTTTGTAATCTTCTTTTTGCCATGCGTGTTTGGAACATTTAGGCTTGTCGCCCTCCATGTGAACAGACCAACGATTTTGGCAACCGTAGACTGAACACATCAAACGCTGCATGGCATCGAAACTATCTTCTTTTTTTACGTCAGGTTTAGCAAAACTCATTTTTGATACTTTCCATCAATTATCTTGGCGAAATTGGTTGCGTTCACTATCCACACAAGATCAGGTCGCCATGTCCTGTCCTTGGTTTCAAACCCCTGTGCCAGCTTGGTATCGTTGGCAATGTAACCAAAAAAGGAATCCCACCATGCCAAGCCCTCTGCTTGCGAGGAATACCCCTGTGGGCTAAATACAGATGGTTTGGCAGCTTGTAACCATCTTTGCCTTAAATTAGTCTGCCTGACCCCATCCCAAACCCTTGGCTGGGCTAACTGGGGTAAATGCTTTTTGTAAAGGTTAAGAATGTCCTGATGCGGGCAAGTCGGCAACCCTGCCGACAAAGAATCTTTAGATTCTTTAATATGGTTATTGGTTATTGGTTTATGGTTATTGGTTAGTTGAACGTCCGTTGAACCGCCGTTAGACCTACGTTCAGCGGATGCTTTACCAGCCCTTGACGCTTGTTCAATTTTTGCTTTGTAATGCTGGATTTCAACTCGCACACGATCACAAACCCAGCCATCAACATCTCGGCTAAAAAACTCGTTTAAAACGTCCCTGATGGTGGCGGCATGGTCACGCAAACGAATTATTCTTGCAATTTCGTTGGCATCTAGCGGTAAGGGTTTTTCGTGGAGATAACACCAATCAAGCATTCGGCGATAGGCCAAATCCTCAAGAGGGTCTAAATGATTGGTGTGACTTTGATAGTCGCCAATATTGAATTGGTAGTAGTGCATACAAACCTTACTTCATCGGTCATCTTCACATGAGAAACATTGGCAGGACGGTGAAGAATCGTCTTTTCGGGAGCTACCCTAGCCACGTTTCAAAAAATCATAGCACAAACCACTCAGGACGCAAGTCTCTGAGCTGGCGCATCCGCAGCTCAGGCACGTTTTTCCACATAGAGACTGCAGCCCTAGAAATCTTCAATAGCCTAGCAAGCTCACTTTGTGAGCCTGCCAACTGGATAATCTGTTCTTTTGTCATGCTGAAATTGTAAAGGCAAATTAACAAATAAGCGACATTAGGGAAATCCCCTAGAAAAATATCTTGATGTATTGTTAATTTTGCTTAACAATGCACCCATGCCCCAGCAATTTCGCACAGGGTCTTTTAGGAGGATTAAAATGATGAACTGCAACTGGATGGTTACTTTGGCAATAGCCCAGCGCAAGGCTTTGCTTAACCTTGGCTACACAAGCCAACAAGTAAACGCTATGAGTTTAAATGACACAACTGATGCGTTAAAAACACTTGGCTACAACTTTAAAGCCAACTCACCTTTTAAAAACAAATAAACCAAAGGGGCGTAAGCCCCATAAAGGAAAAACTATGTTTGAAATAGAAAAATACAAAAAACCCACCAATTGGTTTCAAGTCGCTATGTGGATTGTATCGGTTGCCGCCATCGTGGTGGTTGCTCTCGACATATTTGTTTGGAGAGCATGATGTTAAATGACGGCGATGAGGGTGAATTTATCACCTATTTAATTTGGGATGAAGTAACCGTTATATGGTCTTGGGCAGAGGGTGACGATTGGGAAACAGATGGCTACTTTGACATTTTTGTTTACAAAGATAATTTAGACATTACTTACGACATTCCCAAACTTCATTTCAAGTGGATTGAAGAAGAAGTCAAAAAACAAGCAGGCTATGAGCCACCCAGCCATCAGCGTGTTGCATCTGCCATTAACGGCTATTTCAACAAAACTTTTTAAGGATACCCATGAAATACGCACTTTTACTCTTGGTGCTGGTCGGCTGCGCCAGCGAACCAAAGATGACCGAACAGCAGCTCATCATGGATAAGCAAATCCAAGCAATGGGCAGAAATGAAGTTATCGATGCCGTGAAGCAATGCGAAACCTCAGGACTTCGTGCCATAACAATTTATGGCAAACGCAAGATTAATGGCTATACCGCAGAGACCATCGTTGATGTGACCTGTGGCCCTAAATGGTATTACTAAGGAAAAATCATGGAAACACCAATCGGAAAAAACATTGCCGCAGCATTTGTCAAGGCTCAACGCCAGTTCGGGCCAGCTCTCAAAACCTCTACAAACCCGCATTTTCGGTCTAAGTATGCTGACTTGTCTAACTGCATTGAGGCCGTCATTGATGCCTTAAACAGCAATGGCATCGGTCTTATGCAACGCACCTATGAATCTAAAGACGGCGTGATGGTTGAGACAATCTTTGTCCACGAATCGGGCGAGGTCATGGAATGCGGTCTTTTGCACGTTCCTGCAAGCAAACAAGACCCGCAGGGTTACGGTTCGGCATTGACCTATGCCAGGCGTTACAGCCTATTGGCAGCCACAGGGTTAGCCCCCGAGGATGACGATGGCAACAGCGCCAGCCGCCGCACCGAGATCAAATCTACGGTTAACGAAAGTCAAATAGCCGACCTGTTGGCGGCAATGGATGAGGTGACCACCATCAAAGAGTTACAGCAAGCCTACAAAGACGCATACAAGGCGACAAATGGCGAGCAGGCATGGCAGACCAAGGTCATCAACAAAAAAGACGCTAAAAAGGCGCATTTGGAAGCAACATTATCTAAGGAGTTAGCCAAATGAATGAAACAGCATTTCCCAACCCCAACCGCACCGACCAAACAGGCATGACCTTGCGGGACTATTTTGCGGCAAAGGCTATGCAAGGCTTGTACTCTGACCCTGAATGGCGAATAGACATGGACTTTTCTGATACTGCTTATGCCGCATACAACCAAGCAGACGCAATGCTAAAAGCGAGGGAAGCATAATGGAACAACGTACAGAAGAATGGTTTGCCGCTAGGTGTGGCAAGGTGACCGCAAGCCGCGTAGCAGACATCATTGCCAAAACCAAGACAGGGCCAAGCGCCAGCCGCGAGAATTACCTTGCCCAATTGGTCTGCGAAAGGTTAACAGGCAAACCTGCCGAGTCCTACAGCAACGCAGCAATGGCTTGGGGAACGGATACTGAGCCTTTTGCTCGCGCCGCTTATGAGGCAAGGATGGACATCTTAGTAACAGAGGTGGGGTTTATCGACCACCCTTGGATCACCATGTCGGGTGCGTCACCGGACGGCTTGGCCTCCGAGGGTATGGTTGAGATCAAATGCCCCAATACCGCAACCCACTTGCAAACCCTGTTAGACCGCAAAGTTCCTGAGAA